GTAACGTCATTATCGAGGGTGCGGCAACAACATTGAATATGAAACCAGAGTTCCCCCACCGAAATGGTGAAGTGTCTCAGGGTAAGGTGTTTATCTCCAAACCTCTTAACGATTCTGATAGAATGACATATTCTACGATCAATCTTAAGTCATACAATGATGCAGAAAACATCGCAGGATCAAAAGAAAATAACCTTCTGGTTCTCAACGCAGGGTTGACTGTTTCTGATCTAGACATTGGTGCTGGCACAGTATCTGTCGGAGCTAACATCGGTGACAGACCAATTACTGTTGTCAAAGGTGAGATGTCAGAACTTGCCGTTCTTAAAGCCCGAAGTGAAACCAACCCATCCTATCAGGGATTCAAGATTGGTGATGACTTTACCGGACTCACATCGAATGCTGAAGGTATCCTGATCTCGCACCCAGCAGCAGACATACAGTTCTCTACCGGACACTACGTGCTTGCGTCCTTCGCAGACGGTAATACTGGTGCGGATACTGGATTCCAGCGTCCCGGTGGCGCGATTCCTGCTCCACCCCCACCAAAGGGAGGATAATTTAAATGGGTTTAATTTTCAACAAGCAGCGTAAGAACAGACGAGAAGCCAAACACTATTATCACACTACAGTCTTGTATGGCGATGAAGAACGTGATATACTACTTACCCAGAGTGACGTGAAGCGTGGTATCTACCGCGCACAGCGAAACCAAGAAGACATTCCCAGAAAGTGGTATCAATTTTGGAGATAAATAATGAGTGGAAAACATTCTGCGGGAAAGGGTGATAAAAGTAGAATCACCAATTTCAAACAGTATCAAGAAAACTATGAAAAATGCTTCGGCAAAAAGAAAGTGAAAGTGAAGAAAAATGGAAACTCGAATCGTAAGACTAAGTAGTGGTGAAGAAGTCATCTGCAAGACAGAGACTGATGGCGAAACAACCAAAATCAAGAACCCAGCGATCCTCATGCCAATGGGCGGTGGTCAACTTGGTATGATGCCATGGATGCCATATGCTGATTACAAGGAACTTGAGCTTGACAATAAGTTCATTATGTTCTCAATCAATCCTCAACTGGAACTTATGAATCAATATAATGAACAGTTTGGTAGCGGTCTCGTTGTTCCTGACAAGAATGTTTCTGCACCAAATCTAACACTGTCAACTTGACATAAGACACAATCATGGTATACTAAGGGTTCGAAAGGAGACATTTATGTCTGAAAAGAACTCGTGGGAATCTATGAAGAGTGATATCGGAACTGGACTAGAAGTTGCCGTCTTCATGCTTGCTCTTTATTTCCTTGCACCAGTTATTGTTATTATTGGACTTTACATCTTTTTTGGTTGATAAAAAAATGGCTAAAAACTCAGCACAATCTAAGCACGTCAACAACATGATCAAGGTTGGAAGCCCTCGTCCTTTCAAGAAGACAAAGGGTAATGCACCAGCTAGAACTTCTCGCAAAGGTAATGGAAAGAGACTTCGTTAACTTTCTGCGCTCGTAGCTCAGTTGGATAGAGCAGTTGACTTCTAATCAACAGGTCGAAAGTTCGAGTCTTTCCGAGCGTGTTATCATGAATGAACGCAAATTCAAAAAACTTGCAAAGATAGCGTTACCGTATGCACTGAACAATGATAGAGCTAAACGACACGTATCACTGATACTCGTGCGTAATAAAGTTATATCTATAGGTACAAATCAATTAAAATCACATCCACAGGCAAAAAAGATTGGATATCGTTATGACGAAGTACACTCAGAATTGGACGCACTCCTACGATGCAAGGAGAGACAGAATCTTGAACTGGTTAATTTTCGGTTCAACCGGTTTGCTGATGCTCGTCTATCTCGCCCTTGTTCTCTATGTACTCCATGGTGCAAGCTCATATTCGACAAAATTTATTATTCAACCCCCACTGGATTCGAAAGGCTGGTATACTGATGAAAACATTTACTCTTCTACAAGAAGTGGTTCACCTTCCCACTAAGAAAAAAGGTCAAGTGATTACAACCAAAGTTGACCGTGAAGGTAAGCAAATGGTTGAAGTGAAGTACGAAAACGGAACTACTGGTTGGTCGATTCCGGAGGCTTTGACTAACTTCATCCAAGACAGTGTTGATCATACTGGTGAATTCCTCTCTGATTAATCAACGGCTCTGTGGCGGAATTGGCAGACGCAACGGACTTAAAATCCGTCGAGGGTATACCTCATGGGGGTTCGAGTCCCCCCGGAGCTATTATAAATACTCGTGACATGAGACGAGTATCATCATCAAAAAACTTTGCGAATAGAATTGGGTTCTTCACAGAGAAACCCAAATATCTCAAGCGTACACCAAAAACTCAAAATGCAATAGAAAAGTCTAAGCAATTCTATGTTCAGGAAGAGACAAAGAAGCAAGAACTTCTTGAACAGCAATTATCATACAAAGAAAAAGAATCATCAAGATCAGCCATCGAGAAGCCTTCGAATATTATCACATTGAAGAATGGTACTCGATGGTTCTTTGATGTTAAAAAACAACGTTATATTAACGCAGATACATTAGAAGAGTTGACGGTTTCTCAGTATATGTCATATACTGCGCTGGTGGCCATGATGCGTGAAGAGGAAGACTATAATGATCCCTCTGATGCGATCACTTTTGCAATCTCTGATATTGCATTCTCTTTTGATGGTGACTCACCAGAGGTCGGGACTACAATAACAGCGGTTCCCTCGACCAAAGGTGGCTCTGCTATATCCTATAGTTATGAATGGAGTGAGGCTTAATGAGTTATGTTTTTCCGGGATCGTTTGATGGTGGTTATTCTGGACCATTTCATGACTATTATCTTTATGGTGATTTTGATGCCGCTATTCCAACAACTGGTTCAGCAGGCGATCGATCAAAGGCTTTCATTACTGGGGTAAACCCAAATTCAGCTCTATCTAATATAAGTCCGGATTTGAGTGCGCTTGCTTTGAAGCCGCGAAGATATAATGAACATGCCTGGACCGGTTCAAGTGCAAGAAAAGATGCTGTTGAAGACCGAGGGGGGACCGGAAATTATTCATCATATATTTCATGGAATTCAGGATATAAGAGCACACTATTAATTTCTCGTCGGCATGTCGTATCAACAAGACATGGAACACAGGATTGGAATACCGACATGGGTTACGGAGTCGGGCCCGGTGGTGGAAGTATATACCAATTCATGGAGAAAAATGGAAATACATTTAACGTAGAAGTTGAGCAAGCAGGAATTGCTGGATCTGGAAATGCTGGTGCGGCTTATATAAACAAAGATGGTACTACCTTCATTGGAGTTACGAGTGGAACATTCCCGAGCGCGGAGGCGATCAATCCAGATATTGTAGTATTTAGATTAACAGAAAGAATATCAGAAGATAAAGATGTTACAATAGCCAGAAGATTTATTGCGAAGGAGGATATTCCGAGTGCAACAACACGTAGTTCCAAAGTAGTTTTCAATTCCAACGGTATTATGAGATTTACCGATGATTTGGGCTCTATTCGCAGGGATAGAAATAATACACCTCTTAATGTTCCTCTTATAAAATGGGCATGTGATAGTGGAAGTGTTAGCTTTTATAATCATAAAACAGAAGGTACTATTTTTAATACAAAGTTTGCGTCCGGATTTGATTTATATAACGCTATAAAAATCGGAAACATAAATGAATTCCTTGCTGAGGAGGGAGAGGAACCATTAACTCTTCTCGAAGAGAGTGATTTGAGCACGTCTAATGGTGGGTTCTATGATTATACAGAGTTTAACATACCGCTCGTGGGGACAGAGCAGTCTTTTACGCCCAATAGCTTTGATAATAACAAAAAAGTAAAGGTCACTGTGATTGGGACTCGGGCTGATGGAACTAAAACCAAACCATTTACCAAAGAAATTCAGATCGCAGCAACCGGAAATATTCCACCAAACTTCACAAATCTTTCTGATCCTGTAGAGAGTAATTTAAATCTTAGTAATAGTTTATATTGTAGTCCAGGCATTGATGGAGTAGAGATAGATTCTAACTATGGGAGTTACTATCTTGGTTTTACTACAGACCAACATCCTCTAGATACGAGTTTATATGGTATATTCGGAGTAACAAATAGCTCTCAATTAGATGTTTCATATGGAACTACCTTAGACAGTGAATTTAGTGAAACAATTGAAGCTAGTCAGACACAAACTGACAGCTCTGGTGTTCTTCTTAGCCTATTTGGAGGCTCAAATTTTACAGGATTCAAAGGTATAGCGCACGGAATTGTGTTCCCCAGTGAGATCGCTGGACAAACAGTATATGTCAGACCAAGAATTCAAAATGTACTAGGCACCACACAAGGTGACTGGTATGAAGTGGGAAGAGCAATCACAGCAGGTCGTGGACCAACCTTCACATCGTTCTCGTTTGATACCTATGGACCGACCGCCGGAGCAACCATGATCGGAACCGCTGCTGGTTATACTGCAATACCAGACATAGGTAGAAATAAGATTGCTGGTTTGTTTGGTCTCGGTGGTCTAACTGTTGCCGACATACAGATCAATGGGACTGTATATGGTGATGGGACCGATATAAATTTCTCTGGTGGAACATTTGCAATGAAAATACCGAGTGATTGTCCAGAGGGTGCCTCTCTGGGAATATTGGTAGGCAGTATAGATTATAGAAACGTTTATGGAAGCGACGTAAATCCCACGTTCCCCGGATCAGGTTCTGGTTTCACCCTCATCAACGTAGGTGGAAGTTAAGACTAATAAAAATTACTAGTGCTTGTTGTAAATGTGTTTGATGCAGTTGGGAATGAGAATTTCGCATTATATTGGTATTCATAGGAACCTGTAACCTGTATACCACCAATACCATTAACGGCAGAACTTGTAGAATTATAGTACAACTGATTGGGTGTGAGGTTGTTTGGTATAAAGAAAATATATTGCTTATTCATCGTACCATCGGTTACATTATAAAGACCACTATCTGAATATGCTGTGTTCTGTGTGGCATCCAAAAATTGTAGATTTATTGTCGATGTATTATCAACCACAAACAAATACATAATTCCCCTATTGAGGACTAATGGTTTTTCTATTTCAGAATCAATGGTAAGTGTGGATTTACCTTCGACTACTTTTGTACCAACTCGATGTATTATTGTAGTTTTTTGTTCTATGGCCGATGGACCACTGGAAGAATTGCTAGTTTTTCTTACATGACCAACAGTTACTTTTGTACCTTTTAGATCTTCTGGTGTGACTAAAACATGGTCAGTGAATGTTAATACCTCTCTATTCAATCCATCAAGAGTTATACCATCTATGGTAAACCGTGCATTATTCGAGGCTGTACTAAAATCTACATAGTCACCAACTTGAAAATTGTTGTCTATAAAACTAGTATCTTTGCTTGTTGGATAATTTATTAATCCATTTAATGTTACCCCACTCGTTAGACCAACTGCTGATGTTATTTGTGGTACAGTTTCAAAAAATTCTGATTGATAGAAATTTGTTTCTATTGTATTTCCAATGGTGGAAAATGTACCTAAAATTTTGTGGTTACTATAGTTACTTAGGGTACAGGAGGCAGATAAATCTGCCTCGTAGTCTCTGATTGGGTCATTATAAATCGCACCGCTTATGGTGAACCCACTTGAAAAGGTTCCTCCATCAGAATTCATAGAAGTAAATAATGTATCAATAAAATTTCTATCAATAGGATTTCCACTATCACTATAATCAAGTAGTATAGAAGAGCCTTCAATTAAAATTGATGGTCTGGTAACTAGATTTTGATTTGGTATGATTTTATCTTCAAATGTATCAATGAATTCCAACCCATAGAAGTCGGCTGTGCCTAGATCTTGGATGTAAAATCCAGAATTGTATGAAGATCTTCTTTGTGGAGCATATTCAGGCATTTAAATTATGAACCAAGGTATGATATTGATTGTCCAGTCGCTCCACCAACAACAAAGATGGTGTTTAGATTTCCTACTTCAAGGAAGCAAGATTCACCTGCAAGTAAAGGATATCCATTTGTTGTTCCGACGCTAAGTCTGTGACCAATATGTATTGTGGCTGTATTTGAGGAAATAGCTTTTAGTTTAACACCACTACCCAGAGCAGCAGTGGGCATTGTAGTTCCAGTGCTGGTAACTGCATGACGACCAGCAGTAAAACCAGTTGGCTGTGTAATGCTTGAGATTGAAACGGGAACATCTCGCCCACCAGTTTGACCCTCGATTCGGATCGCACTCGTAGCAGTGGCATTTGTAATTCCTGTGGTTGCTGAAACTGTAGCATTAACGGTTATGCCAGCATCAACGATTGAAACCTTTAGGGCATCACCAGAAACACCAATAGCGGTGAGACCGGAGTATAATTTAACTGCGGCACCTGTCGTACCATCAATATCAATGAGTGAGACAGTTCCAGTGACTCCTACAGCGTCTCGTGTGGAGTTTAGTCCTGCAATGATACCCCCAGTTACCCTGAGATCTTCGGACCCAGAAGTGATAGCTACGGTTCCCTGTACAGTGATTCCTGCACCTGCGGTGGAACCAGCCACCTTGAGGTATTGATTGTTGAAGTTACCTATACCAAATTCACCACAGTTACCTACATTTCCGCTAATCGTGATAGCAACATCACTACCAGATACTGTGATTGGTAATGGGTCCGATGCGGAGACACGAATGGCTGCTCCTGAATTACCGAAAGCCATTTTTTGAAGGGGGACGTGTGCGTCTGCGAGACCTACTCCGCTGGTTCCAAAGTCTGTGGCAAGGTTAGCGGTATTACCCACTGTTTGTACGATGATATTTGATCCGGTATCTGGCATTTTTAGTTAGTCTCCTATGAACTAATTTATATATAAGGGTTTGACAGACAGCATATATAAGGTATACTATGTATTCAACAGGAGAAACACATTGATTCTAAGCGACGAAGAAAAACAAGGCTTTTCCAAAAAAGTCGAGAATATTGTTCGAGATAGGGGTGGAACTTACCTCGAAGCCGTGATAGAATTGTGTGAGAAGCATGAGATTGAACCGGGTATTGTAGCGAAGTCGCTATCTAAGCCCATCATTGAAAAGCTCAAAGTAGAAGGTCAAGACCTCAATATCCTACCCAAACAAGAAGTACAACTACCGATTTAAGCACAGGGGAGTTCCCTGTTAATTTACTAGGCCGAGGTAGATCCTCGGGGAAAGGCTCAAACACATGAGCGATTTTTCAGATTTTAAGCGTAAGTCCCGTTCCAATCTTGATGATCTTTCAAAGAAGATTCAAGAAACCTCAGAAAAGAAGTCCTACAAGGACGATCGATTCTGGCGACCTGAGTTGGATAAGGCGAGTAACGGATATGCCGTCATTCGTTTCCTTCCGGCTCCTCCCAATGAAGAACTTCCTTGGGCAAAGCTCTACTCACATGGATTCCAAGGTAAGGGTGGATGGTTCATTGAGAACTCTCGTACCACTCTCGGTGAGAAGGATCCTGTGTCAGAGATGAACTCCGAACTCTGGAACAGTGGTATCGAAGCAGATAAGGACATTGCTAGGGCGCGTAAGCGTAAGCTCCAGTACATTTCCAACATTCTGGTTATCAGCGATCCCGCCAACCCCCAGAACGAAGGTAAGATCTTCCTCTACAAGTTTGGTAAGAAGATCTTCGACAAGATTCAGGAAGCAATGGAGCCTGAATTCGCTGATGAAGAAAAGGTCAATCCCTTTGATTTCTGGGGTGGTGCCAACTTCAAGCTCAAGGTCCGTAAGATCTCTGGCTTTATCAACTATGATAAGTCTGAGTTCGATTCACCTAGCGAACTCTTCGATGGTGATGATGTCCAGCTTGAGGAACTCTGGAAGAAGCAGTACTCGTTGACTGCCTTTAGTGATCCCTCTAACTTCAAGTCCTATGACGAGCTTAAGCAGCGTCTTATGGAGGTTGTTGGTGATGATATCCGTTCTAATGATGGAACGAGCGCACCGACGATTGAGGAAACCTCAGAGACCCTTGAGAGCAAGTCTGAGAGCGTTGCAGAAGAAACTGATGCGCTCGATTACTTCGAGAGACTCGCTAAGGATTAAGCGTATCCGTAGGGGTTGCCTTTAGTTCTAATATCGGTACTACCCCGTAAATTTGATACACCCGTTGATGCACGAGGAGTTGCCCCGCCAGGATTTGAGGGCAACTCCTCTGTGTCCATTTCAGCAGGGAATCCCGTACTTTGCTTTTCGAACAAGTCTGCTTGCCTAAATGATATATCGCGTCCCTTTTCACTAACAGACTGACCTTCTGGGATACTGGAGGTTAGTTCTTTATTAGTTTGATTATTTTTGATTACAGTCATATCAACAGCGGCCGATGGTTGGAAATCTGTGAAGGGTGCAATCTCTTCAAGTGCCTCCGAACTCAAAGAAGAAAATGCTGGTAGACCAGTAGATTTATCAGAGTAGATTTCTGAGAACGAAACCTCTGCAACATCCAGACTAGCGGCCGCAGCTTCAATATCAACATCTTTTTCTTCTTCTTTTTTGTCCATTAGTCAATACCTCCTGCGGCCATTCTTTGTTGAATTTTTATATTCTCTTCTTTGATATAATCATTTAACATACCAACATATATTTTTCTTTCCCATGGAATCATATTTTCCAGATCGGAAAGGTTGTAGTTGTACATCTGCATCAACTGAAAATTTAAATAATAAAAACTCGGCAGATTCACATGACAAAAAATAAGGTAAAAAAATCCTCTGCGCTACTTAGTCGCATTGTTCGTTCAACGTCAGCAGAAACATATTTCAAAGCATAATCATAGTGATACAACTCTTCAGTCTTTGAATTTATATCGTTCTTAACACTGATGGGCAGATTTTCAACTAGATCAGATCTCTCTTCGGCTGAAATTATGTCAAAATCTATTTTCTCATCTACTGTCTCTATTGATGATATACCAGAGGTAGGATCTTCGAATTTTTTCGGTATACCCAGATGAACAATCAAATCATCAGTTTTTATATGACTCTTTTTAGATTTACCCTTAAGTGTTATATCACCACAGTCTACGTCAAGAGTAATCTTTTCGTTTGAATGTGGGCAGATAAAAATAGTTTTAAATTTTTCTCCTACCGATTTCTTCCTGAATTCCAGTAACAAATGTATGATATCTGTTTCTGATAGTTTAGAAATCTTCAGATCTGTCTTTTCTTCGATGATTCTAAGTAATGTATTGTAACCATCGATATTTTGTCCTGTTTCCTTTGCAGCAGCTATATTTTTTTCATCTCTCACCACGAGAGGTGTAAATTCTACTGTCTTACCACTAACTGGCAATTTTGTTGTATAAACTGGTAATTGTATTTTCATAATTAGCTTCCCTGTTCACCCAAGGCTCCGGTAGACGTTCCTATCAGAGTACCTCTAGAATATAGATCAAATGATCTGTACACAAACTGAACACTAAACACCATGGGTGCAAAGTCTTCTACTGGCTTCAATTCTATTGGATACAGAACTCGTGGATAAACCTGATAAAACTTCCATTGAATTTGATCATCGTGTCCATTGTAGATATCGATCTGGCTATTTGCAACGGTGGTATCGTAATATTTTTCAATCCCCATTGGGTGAACTACACCATTACACCACCTGTTGATGATATCGTACATAGAATTAACTGGTTCATTTTCCATATAAAACGTGATAAACAATTGTTGAGTCCAGTTCTTTCTATACGGAAAAGTTTTAATGTTTCCACGAACACCACTCTCTAGAACCGTACCAACATCCCATCCCGGAACTCTGGCAGCAAAGACGGGAATATTACTGGTGTTTGCAAAGGAAGGGCTATATTGAGGTGTCCTTATAGACATATCGACGTGAAACTTATTATGTTTCATTAAGCCATTGCTATAGATACCGGATTCACCCACCAAATGATCTACATTTTGTTTACCCTCAAAACTACCTCTGGTCATTTTAGTTGCTTCCCTTTGAATAATTCGTTTTCAGTTAGTATAGTAAATTCCCACTGATTATCATCGCAAAGTTTTCTCGCAGCTTTCCATTTTGCCTCATTTACGGCATACGTTTTCATATTCATTTCATACGTTTTTGTTTTTCTCTTCTTTACCACAGGAGGCTTTGTTTGCTTATATGGCTTGACTTCTATGAGGAAAGTCTTTATATCACCGGTTTTGGTCTTCACTTCCGCAATAAAATCTGGGTAATACTTGTGCATCTTGTTGTCCACCGGGGACAGGTATGGTATCGATAATTCTTCACTCGCCCAACGGAGTACGTTTACGTTATTGTCCAAATACTTACACATCTTTCTTTCCCACGTAGATCGACAGACAATCTTAGTCGGATTCCCGATGTATTTTGATGGATTTTCTGGTAAGTACTTCGTTTTATATGCCATAGCATACATATATATGTGTAGTACTTTGACAGATAGGAGCAAAAAATGGTTGATTATCAGTGGGGATTTAGTGACAGAACAGCAGAAGCACCATATTATCTGCAATTTTCTTGCTATGACTACCCAAGAACCTCTCGGGATAGAGCTAATTTAACTAATCACAACGATCGGTTTATTTTGCCCGGCGTCAAAATAAACAGAGGTACTGCACACAGATACTCAGAAGATGCTCCTATGATGGAAAACCTCGCACAGGCACTTGGAACCATTGATCCAAGTATCACAGAAAGACTCGATGATTCGGCTAGTTTTGGTGATTTGCTTGGGGCGGTAGAGAGCACGTTGACTGGTGTATCTGATAGATATCAGGCGGATGCATTTGGTCAGGTAACATCTAAACTAGGAAGACTCGAATTACTCACAACTGAAGCAGGATATCTTGGTTCATCGAAGAGAAAATATAACTTTAACTGGAATCTGAAATCCACTTCAGCTCAAGCAAATACTTATCGCGCACAGGTAATAGGCGAAGCATTTGAAAGAAACTCCATGCCAGTTGTGGGTAAATTTTCTGACCAAGGGAATATCGCAAATGCAAGTAGAATGCAGCCTCCCAATGTTTGGGTCATAAGAGCACTGTCTAATAATGGTAAAGACATAACAAATGAGTGGTTAGGAAGACCCAAAATTTGTGTACTGATGTCAGTGCTCCACGGTCTAGACAACCAATCATTTATTAATGAGGGTCAGGGAGAAGTTGGTTCGCCGTTTTCTTACTTCCTATCATGTAACTTTGTCGAACTAGAAAATGTGTTCAACTACAATGGATTCATAACAAGTAGATCTGAATACTTTAATGCTCTTGGTAGTTCGGTAGGAGGATAATTATATGTCATATTTTGATCTTTTTAGCAATATATCATATAAATTTCCCAATGGAGTTACACACGAAGTAAAAAACATATTTACTCGTCCTGTTTTTAGCTCAAATATAGATGAAAGTATTGAATTAAGTAATAACCAATCCCCAGACAACTTAGCAATTTCTTTGTATGAAAACCCGTCATTATATTACTTGAATTTGTTATACAACAATGTCATATCAAATGACTATTGGCCCATTTCAGGTGAAGAATACACATCAGAAATACAGTCAAAATATGCTGGATATTCATTTCATATCTTAGAGACTCCTGAAACTATTCCATCGACAGGGGATGTTGTAATATTGAAGACGGATTTTGATAATTTTGTACCAGACGAAGACGATCTTTCTGCCGAAACACTTTCTTATGGAATAGTCGAGTCATGGAATTCCACGTACAGAAAACTGTGGATAAAAAACTACAAGTTTGGAACCACTGGGGCACAGAGTGAAGGGGATCTATTCAAAGAAGATAATAGGTTCTATATTTTTAAAAGAAATTCAGATGGACAATATCCAGACGAATCACAAATTCTTGCTTCGAATGTGAGTGGTGATGATAATGCCTTCGCCTTGGATCCAAATTACATAGGCAATTCTGGCGACGAATTCACAATGAAAAGGGTATCAAAATATCTGAACTCAATTGATATTTTCGAAAATCCAGTTCGGAACATAAAGATAAATCCATTCACAAAGAATATTGTTTTT